GAAATTACTAGCTATTAATATTACTTTTTTAGATAATTTATCCCATATTTCATAAACTTTAGCTAACTCTACACTATCATCACTAGAAACATTTTTTCCATAGTTCTCAGTTTTCATAGCTTCTTGAGTAAACTCAAAGGAAATATCTTTTAAATCTTCTTTAGATACTCCCATCTTTTCTAATTCTTCCCTAGTTTTATAATGTATTATAGCTATCCAAGGAACATCACACCACTGTTTAGCATAGCCATGTAATAATCTATCCCACGGGATTTCTTCGCCACATATTATTTCATACTTTACATCTACTTCATTACCTTCACTATCTTTAACTAATTCTGCATCATACTTGAAACGAGTAGATCCTCTACCTACTATCAATCCTTCCGCTACTGCACATTTCATTAGATCATCGAATGCTGCATATTTAGGATCATTGTCGTCTATTAGATACTCTAATGTTCTCTTAGCTATTTCACTAGATTGTTTAGCCTGTAGATCTTCATCGTCAAATCTTCTCTTAACTACTGGACTTGGCGTATTGCTATAGATGGAAGGAGCTAAGATAATTGTATTGGCATATAATATATTGTAGGGAATTTGATCGGGCTTGTTACATTCATAGATTTCTAATGCATCTTTGGCATTCCTTCTCCAATCCTTTTCCCTCTTCTCGGCATCATCCATCTTAGATAACCACTTACCTACATTAATCTCATTTTCCATTATCCGAATGCCCTCGCTAGTCTAATCTGTTTACGCTGCTCAACAATCTCATTTATAGTCATTTCAAGTACATTATTCTTGTTAGTTTTATAATCTTGTGGTTTATGAGTAGGTAGCCAAGGTCTAGACATTACTGCATATCTAGTTTCATCGGCGGCATGGTCTTCATTATCTGTATCTAAGTCTTCTAAGTTATTTTCATCATGCTGCATTAGTGGAATTGTACGAATAGTATCTACGCAATTCTCTACGATATAAAGCATAGGTACTCCATACTCTCCAACAAATCTAACTCTTAATTGCTCCCAACCTGGTACTCTTTTATTATCTGCCCTATGGAAGTTCACTCCTTCAATAGCCATTATCTCCGCTATACTCGGGCCACCATCTTTGATAAATATTGCAGGATCCGCTACACTATACTTTAGAATGTCTGACTTCTCTCTCTTAGCTATACCCTGTGCTACTTGTTGAGCAGTCATCTTCAAACCTTTGTCTATTCCGCTAGCTCCGTACCATTCTCTATACTTTAGTAATGCATTCTTAGGTAATCCCCATTTTCCATCACTAACAACATACCATCCTACGCAGAAAGGTTTAGCTGACCCCCAGTCGAATGACTTGAATCTTAGGCTATTTCTAGGTATCTCTTTAATCCACTCTTGATCTAATACATGAATACTATGGTCAAATATGTCAAAGAATGCTCCATCTATTATATCCCAATCACCATTTAGCCAAGCTTTAACTAACTCTGCACTTCCTGATTGTTTGAGACGTATAACATAACTTGGATCTCGCTGCATTAGTAGCTTATTATCTCTTAGCTTACTGGGAATGAATACTCTCTCTAATTTAATTTTAATTATTTCGTCATCAATCTCTATTTCATCTTCATCTACTAATATCTTATATCCTTCTGGAGCTGGATCAATATATCTAGCCTTTACCCATCCATGACCTGGCCCACCTGGATTTCCAGTCAATCTCATACCACAAGGAACTCCATTAGCCGATCTTAAGGTAGCTCTTAGTTTATTTATAGCTCCTGGACTTCCAAAGTTTGTTACTTCTTCTATATATACTCTAGTATAACTATGACCTTGGTATTCTTCTGCATCGCTATCTTTCTCTAAGTAAGCAAACTTAAGTCTAGCTCCATTCCTCATCTTCCATTCATGCTTCTGTTCATTATACCTAGCGCCTATCTTTGGAAATAGTTGCTTAGTTCTAGCTATTACTTCTGCTAATTGAACGAATGTTTTTCTAACAAATAATCCTACTGCATTCTCACCGTACATACTACTATGTGCTAACCAATCTCCAATACTTGCTTCAGTCTTACCGCCACCTCTAGCGCCACCGAAGAATACTTCAAATATTGGACAAGCTATTAATGCTACCTGAGTACCTTCTTGTGGCTGCCAGATAACAGCTAATTCTCTCTTCTGAAATTGGTCTAATGAATTCATCTAACTTTACTTTGAACATTACTCTCATAAGTTTCTACCCATTCTTCTGCACTATTGGACATTCCTGGAAGAGCTACTACAAAATTTATATTAGTATTATTATCATTCATTCTCGCTCCATAGCCTAATGCTCTTGTAGCTACATCCATTGCCTTTATCGCATCGCCTAGTGAATGTACTCCTTCTAGTTTAGCTAATACTTTCTCCATTGATCGGTTAGCTACACTTCTTAGATTTTCTTCTGCACTGGCTACTATTGTCGGGTCGGTTAGTTCTTGTCTACGTCTAGCTAATACAACATTAAATGCGTCACTATTGCGAATTCTACCTAACCATGCAGCCGTGTACCCGAAGTTTTCAGCTATTTCCTCTAATGTATGAACTGGATTAGCTATCATATAATCTATTATTATATCGTGGCTATATTTTACTCTTTTAATAGCATCCGCGGAAGCTTCTGTACTATCTAATGGAGTTCTCATAATCTATTCCCTATTTTTCTGTTAAACTATCTACTATTTAAACTATCTATTATGATCTATCAAACTCTTACACTTAAATGTCTAACTATACTAGTTCCCACTGATTATGGAGGATGGATATTGATGACTATTTGTACTTTTTAGCTGATATTGAAAATAATGCAAATTTCACATCTATCAAATTCCTTCCCCTCCTTATCTCTTCCCTCTCAGACACGCCTATCTCTCATTCTCCCCATCCTAATAGTATTATATATACAAAATCTGTGTCAAGTACTAATTCATTAAGTACCTATTATATATCTATTTATTACTATTACTAGTATCTATTAGTAATTAGTATCAAGAAGTAAAGGAAATCGTTGCCCAGCAATGAAACTAGTCTGTTTTTATACTTTAATTGAATAATATCTAAGAAATAATAGGAAATATTAAAAAATTGGAACTAATAGCTAAATTTAACTAATATCTAAAGAATTAAAGTACGCGGAATACAATAATTCAACTAAATAATATATAAAGTAGAGGAAATAATATCTAGAAATAAGAAATAGTATCGAATAAATTAGTAGAGAAATCGGGTAATATAATATTAAAAAATAGTATCTAATAATATAATAGAAGAAAATAATTTAAGTAGTATAAGTAATAGATATTAATTAGAATATACTTCTAGAAATAATAGATAATAAGGAAAGTATAGTTTCTCTGAGATGCACCTCGCCTATCGGCTCGGCGCTGATTAAGTAGAATTATATATAATAGAGTTAAATTAAATATAGTCTAATGAAATAAGATTCGCTGGTATCTATAATTCAAACTAATTAAAGTATAAAACTTCAAGAAATAATATCTAATAGTTAAAAGAAATTAAAATTTGTGCCGGCTAAAGTATAGAAAATTAAAAAGATTCGGGGCATATAATATATTAGATAATAAGAAATAATAATAATGAAATAATATAATCTAATGAAATAATAATAATTTAAAATTTTTTAGATAATATAATTAATAATGGTTGAATTAGTGGTGTCTTTACGGCACCTGCGGCGCCGGAATTAGGATTATATATAATAGAGGAAATATAATATAAATTTAAATAATCTAAAATATAAATAAGCGGGCATAAATAGTAGAAATATAATATAGAAAAAGATTAGAAATAGTAGAAATATAGTTTAGAGAAAATAATAGAGAAATCAGGTAACTATAATAGAAGAAAATAATAGTATAATAATATAGAAGATTAGATAATGAAAAATAATATAATAATAATCTAATAGAAGGAAATGGCCTAGCTAATAAATTAATAGATATTAATAATTGAGATGGTCTAATTAGTGGAGGTTTGTCTCGCCTATTAAATAGATATTAATAATTGAGTTAATGTTGCTAGAGGAGTTTTGTCTCGCCTGCGGCTCGGGGAATAGTCTGTTAGAAAGTGTGATATAAAAGAAGCAAAGTTTAAATAATCTAAAATATAAATAAAAGAACTAAAGTATAGAAATTAAAATAAAATAACGGGCATATATAGTATAGAAAGAACTAATAGAAAAGTATAAATAAATATAATCTAAAAGAAATAAAATATAAATAATCTAAAAGAAAAATAAACTAAAATAAGAGTCGGCTAAAGTATAGAGAAGAAAAATGAAATAAAGGGGAAAAATAATTAGAAAAAAAGAATGAAATAATATGAAAAAAGAATATCTAATGAATATTGATGATGTGATTAGATGTGAAGGCTTTATTTTTTGGGAAATTTTGTGAAAACTGATACCGTAAACACTCTAGCTGAACCATGCCCACCTGTCGATCAATGCCCCCTACCCTAATTAATTAGACTTTATTCCAATAGACTATAATATAATAGAGAATAGTTATCATTAGTATTATTATTATCATCTAATAGAAATATAGTATAAAAGAAATATGAATTAGATTAAATAAAGTATTAGCCTGGAAAATTACAATTAAATTATATATAGTCTAAAGAAATAATAGATTAAGCATATCTAATAGAGAATAAAGTCTAATGAAAATAGCATAGTATGAAATTAGCTGGAATAGTCTAGATTAGTTGAGAGTTATAGATAGTTGGAATTTTAGAAAATTGGAGAAATTGGGAAAAGTGGGGTATTTTTTTTAATCGCAAGTCATTGAAAAATTTAACCTATAAGTAAAAGCTTATGATCCAATCCTCAACCATAAGTAATCCTTTATACATCTAATTACATTCTTAGACTCTCTAAACTACTACTCTAAATCCTATTTCTTTTAATTATCTTGAACTATTTTTACTATTTTTATATACTTGAATTAAATTTTCCTGGAATTATGCCGAATTTTAATTTAATTTTTCCGCTGGACTATATTAACTTTTAGACTTTAGCTTATTCATACTTTCAATTTTTGGATTATTTATACTTTAGATCATTTAAATTATTATATTTTAGTTCATTAGAATTACTTTAAACTTTACTATACTTTAGATTAATTAGATATTAGTTCATTAAAATATTATTCCCGCGAGTTTAAACTTTAGATTATGGATATTTTAGTTCATTAGGATTATATTTTATTTAAATATACTTTAGATTAATTTTATTTAATATGCCCACGAGCGTAGCGAGCAAGACAATTGAAGATAATACTTCTTATTTATTTAATCTAATAGCTTTGTTTATTTAATTTAATAGCTAGCAAGACAACACTAATTAACAAGTATACTTTATTTAGTTAGATTAATAGCATAAACATTGCTTTATTTCATTCTAATATATTAAATTTTAGTTCATTAGAATATTATTTAAACTATACATACTTTAGATTAATAGACTAACACCGAGCGCAGCGAGAAAAACAACACTAATTAGCACAATACTTTATTTAATATTTCTTCCATAATTATTATTTCATTAGATTATTTATTTATTAGTTCATTAGAATTATTTTAATTAGCTGGAGAGTTTAATTTATTAGACTATTAATCCCGCGAGCGAGAGCGAGAAAAACACTTTAATTATCAATACTTTAAATTTTAGTTTCTCCAGAATTATTATCTATTAGACTATTAAATATTTAACCTATAGTTCATTAGAATTAGATTATTATATTAAATATTAATTAGCCTGATTTTATGAAATTGTTAAACTATAGTTCATTAGAGTATTATTAAAAAATAGTTGAAATAAATTGAACTCTAATCAAATAATAGAATCTTATGCTATAGTAGTTAGATATTAATTAATTAGATAGAAGGGAAAAAGATGATTGACTGGAATAAGATAAATAACAGACAAGCTAGCATATTAACTGAAATAGATAAACTAAGAAGTTATGTAGGAGTTAATATTAGCGTAGAATATTATGTTAAAGAAACTAAGAAATTACTTAGAGAATTAAATGAGAATAAATCTAAAGTTTAATTAAGAGTAGTCGATATTATAGTTAGTAATATTTATTAATTAGATATAAGGAAAGAAAATGATATTAGCTAATGTAATGCAAGAAATAACAAAAACGAATGATCTATTAAATTATTATAGCGATAAGATCTGGAGATTATGCAGAAGATTAGAAGATGAAATAATAAATAAAGAAGAATTAAAGAAAGAAGCTAATTATTATATTGAAGAAAGAAAAAGATTGAATAAAAGATTAGCTGAATTAGAGATTAGTAGAAAACAGGCAATTAATGAAGCTATTAAATATTTAGAAGATAATCCAAAAGATAGTTATTTAGAAATTGGTTTAAAAAGATACCCATTGAAATAAGTCAAACAGATTAGCTGATATTTTAGAAGATAGAGTATTGGCTAATTTCACAATAAGGAAAAAGATGAAAGAATATCTATTTAGTGACAGTGAAGTTTGGCATAGAAGTATAAAAGCTAATAACTGGAATAGTGCTGTAAGAATAGCAAGGGATCAATTTTTAATAAAAGGTAGACTAAGAATAAAAGTTTGGAATGGAAATACTCGCGAATATAAATTAGATAAGTCTGATTATATATTTACACTTAAATTAATAGATTAATTTCACAATAAGGAAATAAGAAATGATAGTTAAACTTGAAGATACTCCATTGGCTAGTAATAGAATAGGTAGAGTTATTAGTCCATTGGAAGGGAAAGAAGTAAGGATTGGTAGCTATGTAGAGATAATAGGAAAGAATAGAGCAAATCAAGAAGTTTATATGTATGGAAGAGTTAAGGAAATATTGCAAGATAGTAATAGCTATAAGTTAGAACAATTAGATAAAACAAAATTAGAAGTATGGAAACAATACGAGAAGTTACTAAAGCTAAGTTTTACATTAACTAATAACGAAATTAATGACCAGCTAAGTAAGATTAGACTAGCATTATTAGATATATTACAGAAAGAGCTAGAATTAAAGGGATTAATATAATGAAATTAAAAGATATAAAAGTTAGGATAGCTAATAGAGAAATAGAAGAAATGAAAAAGAGAATGTTTGTCTATAGAACATTAGTTAATAACCTGAAAGGGCAAGAATACAGTAATAGAATAGATGGTATAGAAGAGAATGCACGAGTAGAAATGTATGAAAATTTAGCTATTAGATTTGAACAAGAAATAACTAAACTTCTAAAAGTAGTAGCCGATAATAATAATGAAACAGAAATTTAATTAATCTAAAAGGAAAATGAGAAATGCTAGAAAAATTAATCAACATAGTAATGCAGTTTGCAATAGTAGGAAGTATCATTTATTTGACGTATAGAATGTTTTTCAATATCTAATAAAGGAAATGAGAAAATGCAAGCTATTCAAACAACATACTTCGACGCTACCAATTTCAAAGGTAGTAGAATTAAAGCAGAATGTCAAGCTAGGAAAATATTCGTTAGCTGGGATCATTCATTAGACGTAGAAGACAATCACAAATCAGCATGCCAACAATTATTAGATTTATTAGAATGGAATAATATGTTTTTTACTGGTCAATTAAAAAATGGTTCATATGTTCATGTAATAGACTTTAATAATTTCTTAAAAGAAAAAGATAATGGATTTTAAATAATGGCTAATTCAATTAGAGATAAATTAGATAGAATGTATTTTCTAAATGAAGAAATTAGTAGAAAACAGGAAGATATTAGATTTGCAATTGAACGGAATTGTAGAAAACAAATTACAGATAATGCACTAATTGAGCTAGATAAAAAGTTATCCAGAGAAATAAAAGAGCATCTAAGAGAATGGAATGAAATAAAATTAATGTTTTTAATCTAACCAATAAGGAAAAGTAAGAATGAACGCAATAGATATTAGTAAAGATAAAGAAGTTTTAAACGCATTGAATAGACTAACAGCTAATATTACAGCTATAGATGCATTATTCGATGAAACGTTAAGCGAGTTTCTAAAAGATAATCTAACAGTTGAACAGTTTCAGGATTTAATAAGTAAATATAATACGATTAAATCAATGGCTATCAATGGAATAGTGTTTATTAAACAGAATGGCTAAGGAATAAGAGAGAGTTAGTTTAGTTCATTAGTTTGATAGTCGAATTAAATCAATTATTTACTTTTGAACTAAAATAGCTTAAAATAGTCCTATGTAGTGAAATTAGTTTTATTTAAATTTAACAGAATTACCCGGTAAAAAACTAAGTAACAAAGTGAGAATGAAAAAGTGAATTCAAATTTTAATCAATTATGGCTTTATTTCATACTAGGATTAATCACAGCAAATTTATTGTTATTAATAGAGTCCGACCATAAGCTTAAATTAATAATTGAATCAAGCTATCATTCTACATATACTAATTGTAGTGACATGGTTAAACTTTAAATAATCTAATACAACTTTAATAGAATGGGAAAATGATCTAATATGCCACAAGTACACGACAGAATGACGGAATTAATAGAAGCTTTACTAATTAAGAAGCATAGAACAAAACAGCCAATAGTTATACCATGCAAAGATAGAAATGAGATGTCATGTTTAAGATCTGCTATCTATAAGTATGCTAAAGTTGTTAGAGCGGAAGCCGCGGAGGAAGGTTATACGAATGAGTTATCAATTTCAGCTAACGATTTATTGATTAGAACAAGGCCTGAGGAAAACACACTAATCATATTAAATAGGGATACAGTAGTAGGGGTCAAAGCTTTAGAAAATGCATTGACTGGAGATTATAAGCTAGATATGAATAATCCTAAAGATAAAACATTGCAGGATACCATTGATAAAAACTTAACCTTGGATTTATTAGAAGAAATGAAAGAATATAATAAAGAAAATGAGAGTAATACAGAAAAATATAAAGCTAGTGTGGCTGAAGCAGATCAAGCTAATTCTAATCCCTTTTATAATAGGGGGTAAAATTAAATAACTTAATAATGTAGTAGCTAGTAAATTTATAGTATAATTTCTTTTCAACTAATCAGTAATACAAGGAAAATTAAAATGAATGCCGAAATAAACGTAAATGTAAATGAAGTAGATGTAACCAATCAAGTAACAATGACTGATGGCCGAGTAGTAGAATTCTCCAAACGTTCACGAGCTAATAAAGATATTGTAGATAATGGCGATGGTACATTTACAATTGTTATGGATTTTAAGAATGGCGAAACTAGAAAATATAGTATAGAACATTGCGCTTTAATCTTATACGCTAAACATGGAGCATTACAAAAGTTTGGAGATACTTTCAATGCATTCGGTAAAGATGAAGATATTGATGATGCTATTGTAGAGTTAGATGACATGCACCTACGTATTAATCGGGGCGAATGGACTGCGCAGCGTACTGCGGGAGAGGCTAAAGGTGGAAGTATGTTATTAGCCGCATTGATTGAACATCTAGGAATAGCTCGGGAGAAAGTACAAAATTATCTATCTAATCTGGACAATAAAAAGAAATTTGCATTAATGGCTAGCGCTGAATTATCTCCAATTATTGCTAGAATTAAACAAGAAAAGCTAGAAAAAGCTGCGGGTAAAGGTAAAGAAACTATAGATACCAATAGCTTATTGGATGAAATTAAAGGTCTATAATGTTTTAGTCATTGGCTATTATCCTAGTCTTTGATTAATCGAACTTGTTTAGCTGGTCAAGTATAAAAAACTAGCTACTTTAAACATTCTTAAACCTTCTTAAACATTCTTATAAAACATTATGAAATATCTATCACTAATAGCCGCACTTATATTACAGTCCTGTGCTATTCCATCATATTATCCAGTAGCTAATAGTTATCCAAGCTATTCTAATCAATCACAAAGTATCTATAATCAAGCAATTCAGCAAAATAGAGACTTCCAGCAACAAGTAGAGCAAAGATCATTTAGACGTCAATTAAATGATATGAACAATGCTAATCAATGGAATAATGGCAATAATAAATAATTCTAACTATTCCAAAAGGTTGTTAAAATGCAGGATTTTCCATTATTAGCTTATTGTTCTATTGCTATAGCTTCTCTAATTGTATTTACTAGATTTATAGTTAAATGTATCTGTGATAATTCTATTAACTATCATTCAATACATCCAGATTATCACGTACAGACAATTCAAGAAACTAAACAGAAAATAATTATATTAAAAATATTCATCTACTCTTTTTTCATAGTTATATTAGCTAGTCTAATAAGTAGTATATTCAGCTAATTAATATGTTTAATGAATCTGATGAACTAAATAAGTTAGAAAGATTATTAAATAAGTCTGTTAGAGAATATGAATTAGTTGAAAGAAACAAGAAATTAGCTAAAGAAAAAGAAATAGCTAGAAAGAAAAGAATAGAAAAAGATGCTAATAGAAAAGAAACAATAGAAGTTAAGCAGATAGAAGTAATACAATGGGATACTAAATTACACTTAGCTATTATAGAAGTTCAATATTGCAGTAATTGCTGGAATGAATCAAGTTCAATCATTGGCTATTATGCGATACAGACTAATGATAAGTTGAAAGTGAACAGATTAAATAGTGTAAAACTAAAAGATTGTAATGATTTAAAGTATCACAGGATAGCGAAAAAGGTAGACGCTTGTGTTAATTGTTTACAAGCTGAATATTATGACAGTGTGGATTTAATGGAGTATTTGGATTTAATTAAAACTTTCTAAAACTTAATAAAACATGATTGGATTATTGCCTTACTTAAAACTAGGGGAATAGTCCAATTTTTGTCTAATGGACTAACTAACATGACTATTGAAATAGCAAAATTAAATAATGAACAATTGGCAGCATATCATGAAATATTAAATAGACTATACGATAACAAAACAAGGGTAATATTATTGGAAGGTAAAGCAGGAACAGGGAAAACATTCTTATTAAAATATATATTAGATACATATAAGAAAAGAGTTGTATTAACTGCACCAACTAATAAAGCAACAAAAGTATTAAATGACATGACTAAGTCCGATGAATACATACCCGAATGTTGCACTATATATTCTTTATTAGGTTTACAGCTATCAACTAAAGGGGAAGTGAAGGAGATACAAGCAAATAAGCATGAAATTGATGTAGAAAGATATTCATTGATTGTATTAGATGAATGTTTTATGACTAATCAAGTATTGAAGAAGTATATTGATAAAACACTAGATAATAATCCGCATATTAAGCTATTAATGCTAGGCGATAGCTACCAATTGCCACCAGTTGGAGAGCCTGTATCCCCTATTGTTGAATATTTTAATAATCCAAATAACCTTAGAATTGAATTTACCCAAGTAATGCGGCATGAAGGAAATATTTTATTAGCTGTTAATGAGATTAGAAAAGCTATTGAAACTCCATTCAACTATCAGCTTGGTTTCTTAGAAAGATTCAACATAACAAATAAAGTAGATACAGATATTAGGGTATTAAATCAACTTGAATTCACTAAAGCTATCAAGTTAGAAGCCGAACAGGATAAACAATGGATACAATGCAAGGTAATAGCGTGGAGGAATATAACAGTAGACTATTTTAATAATGTAATACGAGAAGTTATATTTCCTAAAACATTCAAAGCTAATCACTGGGAAATAGGGGATAGAATAACTATAACTTCCCCTGCTAAAGACTGGTCAACTAACAAACTAATAGCGACCGTAGATGATATGGGAATTATTGAGAACGTTAGAATATTAAAACATTCGGAGATTACAGGTATAAGTATTGCGAGATTAACAGTCCTATTAGATAACAATAACACAGTAACTTTGAATGTAATTAATCATGAAGATAAAAATAAATGGACTTTACTATTAGCTAGTGAATTCGAGCGGGCTAAAATGAAGAAAATAAGTTGGAAACATTACTGGGATATTCACGACAAAGTACACTATATCAAACATGGCTATGCAATCACAGCACATCGCGCACAGGGTAGCACCTATGACACAGTATACGTACACTTGAATGACATTCTAAGGAACAATAATAGAATAGAATCATTGCAGTGCTTAAATGTTGCTGCAAGTAGAGCTAGAAAGAAACTAATAATAGGAAGGTAGATATATGACAAGGAAAGATATTGAAGAAAGTATGTTTATAGTGGTTAGAACAATAGGTATACCAGCAATATTTTATATAATCATACTGGCATACATGCAAAATTATGTAGATATTAGTAATGAAGACAAGGAAACAATTTCTTTCTTTGCTTTTATAATCATATTGTTAATAGCTAATATTATTGAAGGTAACAGGACAAGGGATAAGGTATAATAAAATGCTAGATACTAACTCAAATGAATTTAAACTATTGAATATTAGGGAAAAGATTGAAATTCTAAGGGAAAAAGGTAGTAGGAAGGAATTGACTATTGAAGATATGAAGCTAGTTATACAATACCTAAGAGAAGATAGAATACAACTAGTTTCCAAGTCTAAAGAAAAGAAAACTAAAGATAAAGTAGACGCTGCAATCCAGGGGAACCAACTTTTGGCTGATCTGAAAACAGATTTGGGAATTTGATTTTCCAGTAGCGTATAACTGCGAAATCGACCGGCTAAATTACTAAAGAAAATCCCTAGAAAATTATTCAATTAGCCTATAACTGCTCAATCGACCGAGAATTTCACTAAACTAAATCAATAGGAATAAATAAGAACTATGTTAGATATTAAAGATAGGCCAATGTTTCCCCATGTATTTGATAGTTCAATGATAAGTAGTTTCAAATCTTGCAATAGAAAAGGGGCATGGTCGTATATAGATCATTATAAGCCTAAAGGAGAATCCATTCATCTACACGCGGGGGGAGCATTCGCTAAAGGATTAGAAGTAGCAAGGAATGAGTATTATCTAAAGAAGACAAATAGAGAAGATTCTGTAGCTATTGGAATGATAGCATTGATGGAAGCTTATGGAGACTTTACTGCACCGGAAGGATCGAGTAAAACATTAGATAGAATGATGGGAGCCTTTGAATACTTTAATGAATCTTTCCCATTAGGTGATGATAACTTCGAGCCATTAGAATTTCATGATAATAAACTAGGCATTGAGTTTTCTTTTGCCGAACCATTGGACGTATTACACCCTATTACACAATTACCTATTTTGTTTAGTGGGCGGGCAGATATGATAGGGCATTACATGGATGGTATTTACTTAGAAGATGATAAAACTACTAGTTCATTAGGTGCTAGCTGGGCAAAACAATGGGAACTTAGAAGTCAATTCAGTGCATATTGCTGGGCTGCGAAAAAGATATTGAAATTGCCAATTAAGGGAGTGTTGGTTAGAGGTATATCCATATTAAAGACTAAGTATGAAACATTACCAACTATTACTTATAGGGCAGATTGGGAAATAGAAAGATGGAAAGAACAGACTGAAAGAGATATTAGAAAGTTAATTCAATCATGGGAGGAAGGATATTATGACTATAACTTAGACTATAGTTGCAATGAGTATGGAGGTTGTCAATTTAACCTAGTTTGTAAGAGTAAGCATCCCGACACATGGCTAGAAAGTGACTTTGAAAGAAAAGTATGGTCGCCGCTAGATAGAAAAGATATTAGTGTGAAGGAATGGGAAGATAGTTGGAATCATGGTAATTAATTTTGGGGAATATAATGAAAGCAGATCAAATAATAGAAAATTTCATGGATAAATATCTTAAAGGAAATAATCTAGAAGAAATAGAAGAAATGAGAGAAGATTTAGAAGCAATTAGAGACACTGCATTCGATGAAGGTTATGAAGATGGTAACTCCGATGGCTATCAGGAAGCTAAAGATGAACTACAAGGTGATGAGGATGAGGAAGAAAACGAAGAAGAAGAGGAATTTGATGAAGTAGAAGAAGAAAATGAAGAAGATGAAAATACTAAAAAAGCTAAAAAAGTAGCCTAACTTAAAATATTAAAGGAAAATATAAGATGGAAAGTTGGAAAAAATTAGATGATACTGAACTAATAGATTTAGAAAAAAATAGTAAAGGTATTATCACTATAAGCAAAGATGAAAATGAAACAATAGCTATACTTAATCTAAATAAAATAGGAAAGTATAAGATTAAGACAGGTAGCTATATGTCAACCGGAGGAATCTATAAGTTAGAAAAGAGAATGGAATATTATTTATATTATAGGCAAGAAATGTCTGATAATACATTCATTGATATGGCTCTACCATTCGCTAAAGAAGAAGAAAGACAACAATTTATAGATTCTAAGCTCACTACAACTCAAAGAGACTCAATTAAACTAGTAGAAAAGGAAATTAATTAATTAAATCATGGAAGTCTATCAGAAATTTATACTAAATAATAAAGTAATAGCAGAAAATAAGCTAATTTTGAATAAATATGATAATAGACTTCCACTTTTTAACTATTCCATAGCTAACTTTTGTCCAGATTGTGGTGAAGTATGGTCAAGAATAGCTAGGAATAACTTATCATGGTGGATTAGAACTATTAATTGTATTAAATGTGAATCTACTAAATCTACTAAGTCATTATATCCTATTGCTGGGAGTTTTTTCGATCCAATAGAGCATATTAGACAGATAGAATCATGGCCGGATGAAATAATTATTTATGAGTATAACTTATTATTAGATTTGGCCGAGCATAAACTAAAGGAAAATAAGGATTGGAATGGAACAATTGAATGAAACATCTAATAACTATGATGGAATAGATGGAACTAATGTTGTCTTATTTGGAGGTGCAGGTACTGGTAAAACATATTCTATAGGTACATTAGTAGATACAGGAGTTGAAGTATTTTGTCTAATGATGGAATCCGGACTAGATTCACTAAAAGGTTATTATACTGATCGTAATTTAGCTATACCTAATAATCTCCATTGGCATAAAGTAGCAGCTAGGAAAGCAGGATTTGCAGCAGCTATTAGTTCAGCGGATAAGATAAGTAAGTTAGATCATAAAACATTAGCTAGTAGTAATGACCCTAGACGTGGAGACTTTGATCAATGGCATAAGATGCTAACTTGTTTAAATAATTTCATAGATGATCGTACTGGAATAAGTTATGGTTCGGTATCTGACTGGAAAAGTGATAAAACAATAGTAATTGATGGTCTAACTGGTATGGGTAATGCCGCTATGGGATTAGTTGTTGGTGGTAAACCTGTTAGAAGTCAATCTGATTGGGGCATAGCACAGAATCAACTAGAGAATATATTAAGAATGTTATGTGATGATTGTCCATGTCACTTTGTATTAATAGCACATATGGAGAGAGAAATAGATCAAGTTCTTGGAGGAATTAAGCTAAGAGTTATGTCACTTGGTCAAGCATTAGCGCCTAAAATTCCAACAATGTTTAGTGATTGTATTATGGCTACTAGAGATGGGAGTACATGGTATTGGGATACGGCTAATGGTCAGGCTGATTTAAAGACTAGAAATTTGCCTATTAGTTCAAAAATAAAGCCAGACTTTGGGCAGATAATAAGTAAATGGAAATCTAGAAATAATCTAAAATAAGGAAATATGAATGGCTAGTGTTGAAATATATAATAAAGAATGTACTAATCAATTTCATGTAATAGATATAGGAGAAATATTTGTATATGATGAAGTAGCTTATATTAAGATATCACAAATAGGTAAGCATAATGCAGTAGATTTAAATGATGGATTAGCTAGTATATTTGATGATGATGTGGAAATTCCAGCTTGGAAACATATTAAAGTAACTTTAGAAAATGAATAACAAGGAGATTATAATGAATGCTAGAGAATTAGTAACTGCATTAGAAGAAATCATTGAAAACCACGGAGAGAATATTCCAGTATCTATTATAGATGATGAAGGTAATGTATTAGATATTGAACGAGCTGATTATGAAGAAGATAATTCAATAGCTATTTATACACAAGATTAGACTTTTTAAAAGGAATTATAATGAATACTAAACAATTAGTTAGTAGATTAAAAGAAGTATTAGGGAAAGAACAATTAATATCTCTAATAGAACATAATAAAGTTGTGTACGAGGAAGGTAATTATCACGTAGAAGCAGAAGATATAATTGTAGTAGACAACCAAAAGAGACTTTATCTCATAGACACTATAGAATATGATGAAGATGCTACGGTTTATATTAATATTATACCAAAAGAAACAATTTAATCTAATAGGAAACTAAGATATGTCAATGTTTGATCCAGATAATTTTATTAATGCAGAAGTTAATAGTGAATTAGATACTAAATCAATACCAGCGCCCGAGGGAGATTATGCAATCAAGATAGTTAAACTTAAAGCTAGGGCATGGGCTAAGAAAGATGACCCAACAATTAATGGAGTAGCAATTGATGTTACTTGTGAAGTAGTAGACCAGAATATTCTAAGTGATATTGGCCTAGAGAAATTAATTGTAATGGGTAGTATTCCTTTAGAAATAGCAGAAGATGGTAAATCACTAGCAGAAGGGAAGGGGAGGAATGTTGCACTTGGAAGGTTTAGAGAAGCATGTGATATTAATCGCCCAGGGATGCCTAACAGTTCAGCTATTGGTTGTATTGTATTGGGTAGAGTTGGCCATGATATATTAGAAGATGGTACTATCATTGCTAAGGTAAGGAGATTTGCTAAATTAGCGTAGTTGTGTTCTTATAAATGTTGCTAAGTAAGGTGTGAGTGCTAACAATAGTGATAGATGCTAACTATCATCATAACCGCATCATTCGCCGCTAACTTCTTTCCTTTGTTAGTGAAGCGATAAGATGTAAAGAATAGGTAGCTATCTTAATCTGCCGATAGATCAAAAGTACTCTTCTAATAATGAGAGTCTACTGAATAAATTATTCTGGAGCCTGCTAACCAGTAAAACAGGTACTTAAACGAGAGAACTCTAGAAACTGATTAACTTAGGTAATAGCTCCCTCTATTAGTTGGTTTAGTAGAGTTCTCCCTTTTAAATTACTAGAGAATAATAATGAAGAGATTTATTAGGCTCCTTGACAACAGTAACAAATCTATCATTTTCATTAACTTCAATAAAATATTATACTTCGAAGCATTACACGATAAGATTAGTGATAACTTCTATGCAACTAAAGTATGCTTTGATAATGGGAAAGATATATTTGTTCATGAAACTCCAAAAGATATCAT